GGACGAACTCTGTAGGGCATGCGGTCTTGAACGAGGCTTCTATTGAAATTGGTGGTGTCCGTGTAGAGCAAGTAGACGGGCGCTTGCTGGAAGTCCTGGATGACTACTACACTCCTCTTGAAAAGGTGAGTCTGATGGACAGGCTTCTTCCGAGAAACTCCACTTCTTTCACGCCAGGAGAGTTCGGAAGCGAATCTGTTACACGTGCAGTAACACCATTGCCTTTCTGGTTCTGCCGTGGCGACCCTGGGGCCTTTTTGCCGATTGACGCCATACAGGCGGATTTGGTGCGCCTCACTGTGCGCTTTAATCCTTTGGCCACCCTCTACACGTGCACGGCCCAACAGCAGTTCTCTATGACATCTGCACCTGCTGGTGGCGACGCCTATTTCCCTCTTGCGGAGTCCCCCTTTTACTATTTGGACCCTTCTGGAGAATTTGTAGAAGGGCTCGGTGGGAATCCCACCCTGTCTGTCCGCGCTAGTAAGATTCCTGGAGTAGCTCTTCCTTCTGCGCAACAAATCGTGCTCGGCGCAGAGACCTATATTATGGCAGAATACGTCTATCTGGACCGTCCAGAGGCGAACCGATTTCGTCTCGCGGACATTCAGATTCCTGTTATTCAGCACCAGCCTTTTGACCCGGTCGCCACAGAGGGGGCGACGTTCGTGAATTGCTATTTGCGGGTACCGAACCCCACACGCAACCTCTTTTTTTACCTGCAGCGCAAAGAGGCCCCGTATTACAATGCTCCCTTTTTGGCGACTCGTGATTTGTCCGGGGCAGATGGGCCTACCGTGCCCTGGTGGCCGAATGCATCCGTTATTTCAACGCGCAGCTATAAAGAGCTCGTGCCAGCATTCGCCTTTAGAAACTCGGAACCCTTGAATGCAATCAGTCTTATTTACGAGGGCAAACTCTATCGCTATAGCACTGATGCACCTGCTCTCTTCAGGTCTCTTATACCGAGTCTAGAGCTGAAGAAGTCCCCATGGGTCAACCGATACTTTTATGTTCTCCCGTTCGCCCTGCAATCTGGACTGATGCCTCCAAGTCTTCCATACGGAGAAGCGAACCTGGATAAAATCACGAAAATCAATCTGAATCTCGGCATTGCGCCCTACGCAGGATATTCAGGACCAGCGTATACTCCTCAATATCTTGTGCACATTTGGGCAGAAACATATAATATACTCCGCGTCTATGGCGGTCGTGCTGGAATGATGTTCGCTAACTGAGGGCTTTGCGTGCTGCGCTAAACCCCTTTAGAGCCTTTTACGATACAGATATGCTACCGTAAGAGTCTCCCCCTTCTAAGTATTAGTTTTTGCAAGTTCATCAATGGATTGGGAGAAGTATGGTGGTGTTACAGGGCGTACATCAGCGAAATATATTGATGATACTAGCATCATGGACTCCACGGGAAGTAGTGGGATTCCATCTGTGATAATGCTCTGGATTGTAGAATTGGGCACAAAGGACTCGCGCACGGTTGAAAAGAGGGCACCGTATTCTGTTGTAGATGTAGCACCCTCTGTCGGGACTGGGGCCGGTTCTCTAGTCTTCATGTGTCTGTTCATCTGGAAAGGGAAGGGACGTGCTGCGCGTTCTTGGCGATATGTCTGGAATGCGTTGGGAAACTCCTTCTGCTTTGGTGCACCTGCTCCACCGAAGATCCGGGCCGCAACGAGTTGGTTCGTGTCTTCGCGCCAAGTACGAAAATTTCTCGGTGCATTCAATTCATCCTCTTCTAAAAATCCGTATTCTGGGTGTTGTTGTGGCATATTTGTATTGTCTCTTTTGCTGTTTATATATAGCCTTTGAATCTTAGGCAGTTTACCGTACATCGCGGAAGGGCCTTAATGGTAAAATTGAGCTTTGAGGCCCTCTTTTGTCTGAGTATAAAAGATGGCGTCGTTACTCATCGTTGAATCTCCTGCCAAGTGCTCCAAAATACAGGGGTTCTTGGGACCAGGATGGCGCGTCATTGCAACCATGGGCCATATTCGGGCTCTAGAGGAGGACTTGAATGCCGTGGGCATTGAGCGTGATTTTGAGCCACGGTTTCAGTTCTTGAAAGAGAAGGGGAAGGCCATACAGGGAATAAAGGACGCTGCGGCGAAGGCGGCGCACATCTATCTTGCGTCGGACGATGACCGTGAAGGCGAGGCCATATCCTATTCGGTTGCGCTGCTATTGAAACTAGACCCTGTCACGACACCTCGTGCGGTCTTCAGAGAGATTACAGAGACTGCCGTAAAGAAGGCAGTGGAGGCGCCTCGGCGTCTTGATATGAATCGTGTGTGGGCACAACAGGCTCGGGCGGTTCTTGATATGATGGTCGGATTCACAATTTCCCCTCTTCTTTGGAAATATGTGGGACAGGCGCTTTCTGCGGGGCGATGCCAGACTCCTGCCCTGCGGCTTCTTGTGGACCGTGAAAGGGAAATCGGGGGGTTTCGTGCAGAGACTACGTGGCGCGTAAAAGGGATGTGGGCCACGGCGACTGCCACTCCCTTTGAAGCCTGCATGACAGAGGATTTGGAGGATGAGGAGTCAGCCATGAACTATCTGGAAAACTTGCATGATGATGTTGGAGGGACCGTTGTCGCAGCAGCGACGAAGCCGACACATGAGTCTCCCCCGAAGCCTCTTATTACTTCCACTCTTCAGCAAGAGGTGTCCGCCACTATGGGTATTCAGCCGAAAAACACGATGCGTATCGCTCAGCGGCTGTATGAGGCTGGTAATATTACCTATATGCGAACGGACTCTGCGGTCTTATCGGAAGAGGCGAGGACGGCCGCTGGGGACTGGGTGCTTTCCAACTTTGGAGAGGGGTTTCTTGCTGCTGTGGCGGAGCCTGAAGCGCCTTCGGCGCCTACGAAAAAGAAGGGGGCCGGCGGCGCCTCCAAAAAGAAGGACGCCGCAGGCGGCACAGCCCAAGAGGCCCACGAGGCCATTCGTCCCACACACTTTGAAGTCACCCAGCTTCCTGCAGACGAAGACTGGAATGCCGCAGACCGCAAAGTCTACACTCTTATTTGGCAGCGGGCGGTTCAGAGTGTGATGGCGGCGGCAAAAGGGGAACAGAGAACCGTAGATATTCTAGCAAAGGGTGACCCGAACGAGTTTGTGTGGCGGGCTACATGGCGCCGGCAGACCTTTGCAGGTTGGCGGCGTATTGGAGCGGCTTCAACGAATCTGGACAATGAGGACGGGGCCCTTAGCACATCCTCTTCAGATGCGAGTGCTTCCGCGTGGGCCGCCGCGGGACGTTTAGTCGTCGGCACGGCTCTGGAATGGAAAACGTTGGAGGCCGAGCCGTTCGTGACGAAACCACCCGGACGATACACGGAGGCAACTCTTGTTCGTGAGCTGGAAAAGAGGGGAATTGGGCGTCCTAGCACATTCGCACAGCTGGTTGGCACTATTATGGACAAGGGGTATGCTGAAAAGAGGGACTCTCCTGCGCGAGAGATGGTTCTACAGAGGCATCGTCTTGATTATCCGTCACAGTGGCCACCGTCCACGCATACGGAGAAGAAGATGGTGGGCGCGGAGCGCCAGAAAGTGGCCGCGACGGCTCTCGGTGTTTCGGTCCTAGACTTCTGTTTGAAGGAGTTTGGTGCTCTCTTTGCCTATGAATTTACTGCACAGATGGAGGCGCGCTTGGACGCGATTGCAGAGGGGAAAGAGGCGTGGAAGGTCCTCTGTAGGGACACATGGGGGTCCTATAAAGAGAAGTACGAGGGTTTGAAAAAAGGGGAGGGGACCGTGGCCGCTGCTGTTGCGAGAGAGCGCCACTTTCCAGGAGGAATAAAGGCCGTGCAGTCCAAAAAGGGTCCTCTGCTTTTGAAAGAAGGTGCGACGAAGGCCGATGCCACAGTATTCTATGGCTGGCCACCCAGTAATCCGGCCTTTCAAAGCATCACGGAGGCCGAGGTGGCGGCGTTTGTAGCGGAAAAGGTGGAGGCTGCAATAGGGGACGTGGTTGGCGACTATGAGGGTCAGCCTATTGTGAGAAAGAGTGGCCCATATGGCCCATATGTTGAGTGTTCCGGTGTGAAAGTGCCGTGGGCGTCGTCTGATACGGAGGAGACGCTCTGTGAAAAGTTGGCTGCGAAGAAGGGGGGTGCTGGGGGGGCTCTTCATACGCTGGGCCCTTTTGAGTTCAGGAATGGGCCGTATGGGGTGTATTTCTTCAAGAAGGATGTGGTTGGAAAGGGGCGGAAGTTTGTAGGGTTGGCGAGTGGGGTTGACCCGAAGGCTTTGACGTTGGAGGCGGCGACGAAGTTGTTCCAGGACGGGTTGCAGGCGAAGGCGAAGGCGAAGGCCTATGGGGCTGGAGCGGGAGCGGCTTCAGCGGCCCCAGCCCCCGCTAGAAAAAAGCGGGGCACTAAGTAAAGATGGAGGCCAGCGGCGGGGCGAGGGCGAAGACACGAAAGATAAAAAGGCAGAGTCGCCTCAGCGACTTTGACATTTTTCATACACCAGTTTATGTAATAAATCTGAAGGAGCGGCCAGACCGCTGGTCCATTTTCATGGAGCAGGACCCCTCTGTAAAGAGTCTTCGGATTCACCGTGAAAATGCCACAAATGGGCGGAAACTGAATTATTTGACGGACCCGCGCATATCTCCGCAGTCGCGTCTGAATATTATGCGCAATGACCGGCGTACGCATCGTGAACTGGCGACAATGGGAGCTGTTGGTTGCTCTATTAGTCACGCGAACATCTGGAAAAAGATAGTGGCATCTGGTGCGCCCTATGCGGTTGTGATGGAGGATGATGCGCGCTTTGACTTTCCTCTTCTTCAAAAGATAAATGAGGTGGCGAAGACCATTCCTGATAGCGCAAAGCTGTGGCTCTTTGGTATGTATAAGCCGAACATGATTCACGAACCTTTTCCGAATTCCAAATGGTCCAAGGTGTATCAGTTTACGGCCTCGCATGCATATTTGATTACACGTGAGATGGCGAAGAAGCTTCTAGAGCAGGTGTTTCCAGTAGAGATGCATGTTGACCATTATATGTCGGTGATGTCTGTTCTGTATGACATGCCGATGGTGGCACATTCGGATGTCTTTTTGAGCTTTGGTGGTCTAATGGAGAAGGAGAACAAGGCGCGGGCGATAGAGTCCAATACGAGTCAGCACAGGAAAGATGGGTGCTCGGCGTGTCATGTGCCAGACCACCTTTCCAGATTTTACAGGCGTGTAGGACCGAAGACGAGGGCGGGGCGTATTGTCCGTGGGGTTCTGCGTGAAGGTCCCAGTAAAAAAGTTCTCACCTATAAATCTGTAAAGGCGAAGTTGAAATCTATTCAATAGCCAGATAGAGGCAGCCTAAAGAATGTCAAGGACGCCCAGCCCTATGAATCGCCGCAGTAGTGTTGTTGATGTTTCTGGTGGGGCTACACCACCCCCAAAGAAGTTTTTGAATGGTTGGACGAAGGAGCAGGAGACGTTGATGGCAGAATGGGCGGATATTGCGGGATGTTACAGATGGTTGAATGACCGCGCGGAGAAGATATACTCGCGGTCAAATATGTCTATTACGATACCAGTCATTATATTGTCTACACTGACTGGTACGGCAAACTTTGCAATTGATTCGTTCGTTCCTGCGGGACAATACGATACGAAAAGAGCAGTACAGGCTACCATTGGAGGCATCTCCATTTTTGCAGGAATTTTGACTACGCTTGGCAACTTTTTTCAGTTCGCACAGAAGTCAGAGGCACACCGAGTGGCTGGTATAAACTGGGGAAAGTTCCAGCGGCAAATTACGGTTGAGTTGGCGATTCATCCAGATGACCGTATTGATGCCATGGACTTTTTGAAAATCTGTCGGCAGGATTTGGACCGTTTGATTGAGCAATCGCCTGCTATCCCCGATTCGGTCATTGCGGCATTTGAAAGAGAATTCAAGAGTATTCCCAATTTGAAGGTGCCTGATATTTGTCACGGTATTGAGCACACGCGTGTCTATGATTCGTCAAAGCCGCGTTTGTCCAAGATAACTGCAGAGGCTGCGCTCCATTTGAAGATGCGCAAGAAGTTGCTGCGTGATGACTTGTTCCCCCATATAAAGCAGACAATATCGGAG